GTGCTTACCGATACAAAATTAAAAAACCTCAAGCCGCAGGACAAACTGTACAAGGTCTCCGATCGTGACGGGCTGTATGTAGCTGTGCTTACGTCAGGCACGGTCTCGTTTCGCTATGACTACCGTATCAACGGTCGCCGCGAAACACTGGTAATTGGGCAGTATGGGCGTGACGGTATCAGCCTGGCAGAAGCGCGAGAAGAACTGATTGCTGCAAAGAAGCTGCTTAAAGCAGGCCAGTCACCGGCTGCGGCTAAACGTGACGGTATCAAAAAGATTCGTGGTGCCGAGACGTTTGCGGTACATACCGACAGTTATATGAAACACGTCATCCTGGCTGACAGTACCCGCGCAATGAAGCAGGCGGTGATCGACCGTGACATACTTCCTGTTCTTGGTAACAAAATGATGGCTGAAATTACCACATCGATGGTTCGTGATTTGTGTGACCGGATTGTCGAACGCGGCGGCCGGGCAACAGCAGTGCAGGCCAGGGAGATCATCAGCAGCGTATACCGTCATGCCAATGACCGTGGTCATGGTTTGTTTAATCCTGCTGCTGACATTAAACCTTCGTCTATCGCCATATTTAAACCACGAGAGCGAACACTGACACCAGAAGAAATTGGTCTGTTCTTCCGCACGCTGGATGCCATTGGTGCTATGGGCACTATGAAAATGGCTTTAAAGCTGGTGCTTATCACTATGGTTCGTAAAGGCGAATTCACCAATGCAACGTGGGACGAAATAGATTTTAAAAAATGGACATGGACAATTCCTTCAGACCGCATGAAGGGAAGCCGGGCGCACGTTATTTACCTGCCTAAACAGGCACAGGATATATTGGTCGGGCTGCAGATGTGCGCTGGTGGAAGTGAATATCTGGTTCCTGGTCGTTACAACTTCCGGAAGCCATTATCTAATGCCGCGCTGAACTCTCTGATCGACAGAACGGTGAAAATAATAAATGAAAATGGTGAGCATATTCAGGACTTCACCGTACACGATATGCGCCGTACAGCCAGTACGTTATTGCATGAGGCTGGTTATCCTTCAGACTGGATTGAAAAGGCTCTGGCACATGAGCAGAAAGGTGTGCGCGCCGTATATAACAAAGCGGAATACGCCAGACAGCGCGCCTACATGTTGCAGCAGTGGGCAGATATGATTGATTCCTGGATTGACGGGGAGCATACGGATCTGATTCCGTTCTCCCCGTCGAAGTTTGAGAAGTGGATGGAAGACAGTAATAAATAATTCTATCCTTCCTGGACTTTGGTAAGCGTCAGATTTCCGCAGAACACTGCGCCGGTGTCGATGTACATTTGGTTTGCATACACCAGTGGGTGATGTGCTGGCGTATGACCGAAGATGAACAAATCGGCACCGGTTATCTCCGAGACAATACCGTCCTGCGCGTCGCTAACCCGCTCACGATTCCATATCACCATTTCTTCCGGTACTGGCTTATCGAATGCGTATTCGTTGTGCGGGTAGTCTGCGTGGCAGATGACGACCTTCTTATTGCCGGTAACCAGTTCGATAATCATCGGGAGGTTGGTAACCTTTGGCAGAATGTATTTGAGTTGCACATCCTGCTCAGAATCAAGTTGGTGCCACCATCCACCGCCGTTTGACATCCAATGTCCGAAACTTCCGCCGTTGACCAGTGCATCCAGCATCATCTGCTCATGGTTGCCACGAACAGCTCGGAACCACGGCATAGTAATCAAATCCAGGCATTCGACGTTTTCAGCGCCGCGGTCAACAAGGTCACCAACGGAAATAAGCAAATCGCGCGCCGGGTCGAATGAAACTTTGTCGAGTTCGTTCATCAGCAGCGTGTAGCACCCATGCAGATCGCCGACGACGAAGATATTGCACCAGTCAGCGCCATTGATGCGTTGATATAGGTTCATGCTGCACGCTCCCGCCCCTGGTTGTCTGTTGGTGACAGCGGAGCATTGCTGAATGCATTTGTTAATCCGCCGATATCCAACGCGTATCCAGGGTGTAGTTGCACTGCCGGGTCTTCGCACTGATTACCCCAAACATCGAAGCCATGAGACGTCTGGCGGGCGAACAGTTCAATGCGAGAAACATCGCCTAATAATTGCACAAGTTTTTCACGAACGATATCTGGCTTTCTTGAATGCTCAAGCCGCGGTGCGGTAAATGACTGAACGATCCCTGCATTAATGCGCGTAGGTAGTTTTCCCTTTACCGCAAACAGGCAATCTTCACTATTGGCGCGAGTCATGTGTCCCATACCCATAACCAGTTTATCTGGTTGTCGACTACCACATTTTATCCACGTGAAGCCCTTCATCGTCATCAGACGGAATCCCCAGGCTTCAACAACTTTTAGTGCTTCGAGTGGTTGTGTTGGCACCCACCACATGGCCAACAGACAGTTTTCATCGGCCAAATCCCACACAGGAAGGCGGCAGATATCCAGCACACTCATAACCGGATATTTAAAACCGGCACCGCGATTACCATCTGCGGCTTTGTCCCGGTATACCCAGGGTGGATCTGCATAGATTAGTGTGTATTTCTTAGTCATAAACCACCCCACAACATCCTATGCCGCTATAGTCGCCACGGCGAAGGCCGTTACCTTTTGTGATACATTGGTCCCTGCGAACCGCGATCCTTGCACGTTCAACATCACCAGAAGCAACATCCATACACTGAAGCCAAAGGTGAGCGGCAATGCGGAATTGCCCTTTTTTCTCTCTTTCAATCGCGCGTTTTTCGATCTCTATCGCCGCAGGAGTAACGGCGACAATCTTTGACGGACTGCGCATTGAAACCTTATTCATGTGATATTTTTCAAGTCGGCTTAACTTTCTCACTTAATCCAACCCTCTCTGAAAATTAATGCCAGCAGATAAAGCCATGCTGAAACAGAGGCCAGGAATAAGTACCATCCTGACCATTTGCTCCAGTGCCTTAGCAGCGCACTCATGCAGCGTTGCTCACGGGACGATATACACGTTGCTGAACAGGAGGCTTTTTACCCTGGAACTCTGCCGGGCTTGCTGCCTGACGTTCATCAAGCCAACGCTCAACTTCATCACGGTTCCATGCGCAGCGTTTATCGGTGATATACCAGCGTTTAGGAAATTCCCCTGCGCGCTCCATACGGTCGATAGTGCTCCATGACAGTGGCACCACCGCCAGGAGTTCTTTCTTACCTAATGCACCTTTCATGAATACCTCTCTTGGTTGCAGTGCGGCGCACGTGGCGCCGCGGTGGTGGTTACATAGATGTTTCGTTTAATTCTTCCCGACGAACGCTGTAAACGTCGGTTGCTTTTGCCAGCAGTTCGTCATCATCTGAAAGTTTTTGTGCAATGTATTTGTAAGCCTTATCCAGTTCGGAGACAGTGCTGTAATTCATCGCTGCGCTGGTAAAGGCCATCAGCATTTCTTCTGGATCACGGCTATCCGCTTTACGCGTTTGCTCATCAGGCTTTTTCATTGGTTTAGCGTTGATCAGACTGTTCATTCCCGCAGCAGTAGTTGTTTGCGGAGTAATGTCTCGTTCAACGCGCGGTGCCGTTTCCTGTAATTCGTCAGGGGTGTAAACACCGAGAAGTACATCAGGAGCGTGCAGGCGAGCCCATCGTTTCGTGCAAAGATAGGCAAGCTGCTGGCGCGGATCCTGTTCCCACAATGGAGAGTTACGCACTCCGGCTTGCGCCATACTGATGGTAAGCTCACGTGGTTCTGCTTCTCCTTTAAGAACTGCTGACACAGTTACCGTCAGATTCGGTGATTTATCTGTTTTGCCGTTAACATTCGACCAGTCACCGCTCCAGCGATAATTCAGGCGTGTCGCCAGCAGGCTGGAAGAGGATACGACCGCGTTTACCAACTGTGCTTCGTAGCCTAACGTTCCGTTTACCACATGCGTTTTCTGCGCCACGGCGAAAGGGTTCATTCCCCACTGTGCCGCCTGCATGGTCACCGCCAGGCAATCGGCAGGTTTGCCTTCAAGATGTTTCGGTACAGTCGCTTTGCTTTGTGACATCAACTCAGCGAAACGCACCAGTTGATTCATGCCCTCGGGGCTGAAGATTGCCGCAGCAGTGCCTACAGTTGCGCCTGGTTGTGATGTGATTGCGATATCATTGCTCATACGTACATATCCTGTTTACGTGCCCAGTCAGGGCGTTTAATAATTTCCACTCCGCCCCACTCATCGTTGATGCGGCATTCGTGATAGGTATTCAGATCCCGGCGGAACAGAGCGTGCCCGGCATCGACATCCGGCGCATCCAGCTCGAACACGCGTACCGGATACCGACCACAATCAATGCTTTCGCTCACGGCAAGAAAGAAAAAACCATGCGGCTGACCAGTAACCCTCATTGCGCCTTCGCGGTACATTGCGTCCTGCACGTGGTAGCGGAATTCCTCGATGTGACGTGCAAAACGGTCCATATCTGCAACCTTTTTCACGTCGATGATCACGTTGTGCTCGTTCAGCCATTTGTCTGGACGAATTCGGCACAACTCACCCGTCTCTTCATCGTTCCAGTACATTGACGCTTCGCAGTAACCAGGTGCTTCCAACATCCAGCGTGCCGCCGGGTGAGCCATTGCGCTATCACGCATCAGCTCCAGTTTCCGCCACTGCTCTTCATCAAGTACCGAAATACCCATATCCGCCACATCACGAAGAAATGCCTCTTCGTCAGCTTTACCTTGTTTCGTCCGACGATCGAATTTCGGTGAAACAATGAAGCGTTTGTCGAACTCTCCAGGCTCCAGAAGCAGACAGTGCAATGCGGTTCCCATATCCAGTGCAGACTTTTTCTCTTCGTCTTCTGGTGCTGCCTGAATCCATTTAAGAAGCGCCGGATTCTTGGCAACCATGTCCAGTTGCGACTTACTCACGCCGTCACCGGCGTGGTAGTCTTCGTTGCTGATGTCGAAATAAATTCCCGGTTTCATGCCGCGTCCCTCTGTCCATCAAGCTGATCAGCCAGATCCCAGCGGGCGATAATTGCCATTGCCTCTCGCCGATAGGCATCCATCAGTTCTTCGAACTCAGGGCTGTCTTTAGCAGCCTCCAGTACTTCCTGACGAACGCCTTTGCCTGTTACAACGTCGAAAGTTGAGGACAGTTGATGAAGCCGGATACTCTCAATCAGTTCTACTTGTCGGTCATATAGCTGTTCTGACAGTCGGTAGTCCTTGTCGAATGCCTGCATGATTTTTTGAAGATTTTTCTGCTGATTAACGTTCATTATCAGCCCTCCCATATCTCGTTATCGTTGGCCACATCGCGAGCTTCTTTGCTGACGAAAGCCCACTTAATGCCTTCCTGTAAGGTGCGGAACTTCCAGCTCATGAATCCGCATGCAGTAACGCAGTACCAACCGTTGATGATTTTCCACTGCATAACTTGTTACCTCGGTTTGTTACCGTTGAGGTAATAATTATGCGTATCTGGTTTGATGTCAATAGATATGAGTTAAAAAAATTACCTGTTAGGTAATCTAACAGGCAATAAAAAAGCCGCCAGAAGGCGGCTTACTTACTGAAAAATATGATTTTATTGTTTGTTTTTTTCGTTCTGGTTGATGACAAATTCAATGTAACTTTCGATCTTTGCTTTCTCGGTTTCGGGTAACAAAGCGTAGCGCGAGCGGTCATAGTTGATAGTCGCAGGGTCGTGCGGGTGAATCAGTAATTCATAGCCGTGACGCCCGAATGCGGATGCAACATTCTCCAGGGTGGAAATGGAAACGCTGACCTCATTGTTTAACAGGCGGCTGATTGTCACCTGGGCGACGCCGGATGCGCGGTGAAGTTTTCCCTGCGTTGAAAGGTCGCGGCTTTCGCTCATCCAGCGTTCCAGGTTGTGAGCCGCCAGTTGACCAATGTCGCTTGGTCCGACAGGCTGAAAACCTTCCTGAGAAAGCGAGCGATCGATATCAAGCCAGTTACGGGGTTTATTGGCGGCAGCTTCAATTTTTCGCGCAACCTGGTCGCCGATAACCTTCTTGCCAAGAGCCCAGCGGTTTACCAGATTTGCCTGAGTTCCAAGTTTTTCAGCCATCCGCGTCTGAACACCATTGAATTCACGGTCGATCAAGTCGTTGAGATTTTGCCTGCGGACGTCCTGGATACTTTTCATTTTCTGGAAAATCGCCTCATATCTGAATCAGAAGATGATTCAATTTAAAGCAATATTACCCAACAGGTAAATGCACCTCATGGGTAACTATCCTTGATTTTTGTTACCTTATAGGTGAATATTTATTATCTGAAATAAATATCAGGCAATAGCTATGAGCGATAACGGACATTTCGATTTCAAAAAGCACTGGCTTGCACTTACTCCGGATGAGCGTGAAGCCTTCGCACAGGAAGCCGGAACGACGAGTCACTATATCCAGACTCACTTAACAGGTAAGCGCAAAATGCCAGGTAAGGTATTGATGGATGGGCTTTTTAAAGCCTGTAAATCAAGACAATGGCTGCGCTCAAAAGCAGAATTGGCATACTTCTTCTACTCATGATATCCAGCCACAACCCTCTGTAGACCGCCATCCGGCGGTCTTTTCATATCTATTCGTACCTCAAAGGTAATAAAAAACCAAATATGGTTGATCTTTTTTTTGTGTCAGCACAAAATAACCGTAATCCCAATACTAATAACAGGGCTTACCATGGAAATCATTACACGTATTGATGCCGCAAAGCGCGGACTTAAACGCTACTACACCGGAAAACCATGTAAGCACGGACATGACAGTGAACGCTGGGTTTACAACGGACACTGTGTTGAGTGCACCATGGAATCAAACCGTCGCATCAGGGCAGAGATTAAGCAGATCATGATTAATTCCTCCCCACAACACTCAAGCTGATAGCGGAGATTAATCATGAGCAGACATGCAACAGATTGGGCCTGGGAGACAGATCCAGGTAGCTCATCATTAAAGCTCATACTGCTCTCGATGGCTGACAGAGCCGATGAATATAACCTCTGCTACCCCAGCATAGAACGCCTCGTTAAAGACACTTGCCTGAATAAAAAAACCGTGCAGGCCGGGCTTATATCGCTCATGAAAATGGGGCTTATTTCAGATACCGGAGAGAGAAAGGGAGCGACGAAAAGAGTGCGGGTTTTCTCTCTTAATATAACCAAAAACGGGAACATTAAAGGCAACCGGGAAGGGGGTAATGAACCCGAAAACGGTAATGTTACCGAAAACGGGAATATACCCAAAAACGGGATGTTGAATGATCCCAAAAACGGGATGTTGAATGATCCCAAAAACGGGATCCAGAACCAGTCATATAACCAGTCATTTAACCAAGAGAGGGAGAGCAGGACAAAAAGCGGGGATTCTGTGCCTCATGACCCCGGAGCAAACAACGCCGTGATGAATAACTTTGTTCCTCCTGGTGGGCCAGGGCAATTAGGCAAATTTGTCATGCATGAACAATGGCAGCCATCAGATGACTTTCTTCGGAAAAGCTCATTGCAGGGGATCTACCTGGACAGTCTGCCAACGGCACAGGAACTTGCAGAGTTCAGAATTTACTGGATGGCTGAGGGTAAGGCATACCATCAGGCACAGTGGGAGCAGAAGCTGGCAAGGCGGCTGCAGATTAGCAGACAGAAGCAATCAACATTACCTGATAACAACGTTCCGCACTGGAACAGCCCTGAAGCATGGGAGGATTTCTTGTGAACAACGTTTTTACCGCGATACAAAACCGTGACGGAGAAGCCCTTTCTCGCATGTCAGGTTATGAGCATCAGTACGTCAACAATGACAATGTGGTGAACATGTCAGCAGAGAGGCTTGTTGATGCCCTTTTTAAACAGCTGAAACAACTGTTTCCGGCGGCAGTGGTAACCAACCTGAAGACGCCAGAGCAGGAAGTCGCTGCAAAACAGCAGTGGATTGCTGCGTTTGCTGAAAGTGGGATCCGAACCCGTGAACAGGTTTCTGCTGGTATGCGCCACGCCCGCGCCAGTGAATCTCCGTTCTGGCCGTCGCCAGGGCAATTCATCAAGTGGTGTAAAGACAGCAAGATGGTTCTTGGCGTCACCATTGACGATGTGATGGCGGAGTTTCATCGGTACAGCAAGGAAAAAAGTTTATATCCTGGTGGTCCCGAAAGATTCCCGTGGCGACATCCGGTTATGTACTGGGTCGTATGTGATACCCGCCGTGCAATGTATCAGCGCCAGCTTAGCGAGATTGAGGTTGAGAAACACGCGCGCAGGCTGCTCGATGATTGGGCGAAAAAGGTGGCTTCCGGACAGCAGATACCCGATCCGGTGATCAGCATACAGGCAAAGCCAGAGCCCATGAGTACACCTCCGGACACAGGGAGAGACGTTTACCATCCACCAGGGCGAAGTTTCGGGTGCATGCCTAACGCCGCCACCCTTGGGGGAATAACACCGGCGCAGTGGCTGATGGAGGAATACAGGCGGGGAAAGGCGGCAGGATTTATCAAGTAATACCAGCGCGATAGCGCATTTTTTTACGCCTATATGATTACCTTGTAGGTAATAAAATGTTCTAATTTCTATTGATTTCATGTCTTATGTGGTTTTTAATTACCTAAGGGGTAAATCATGAGAAAACAGATACAGGCTCTTGGTCGACTCAAAACAGGCCAGATGAACAAAACAGAATCTGCGTATTGCCAGCACCTTGAGCTGCGTAAACGTGCAGGAGAAATCGTCTGGTATCGATTTGAGGGTATCAAGTTGCGGTTAGCTGACAACACGTTCTATACGCCCGATTTTGCTGTGATGCTCGCCACCGGCGAGATGGAACTGCACGAAGTGAAAGGTTTCTGGACCGACGACGCCAGGGTGAAAACCAAAGTCGCCGCAGATCAGTATCCGTTCCGAATCATCGGGGTAACGGTTAAACCAAAGAAAGCAGGTGGTGGCTGGAACATCGAAAAGTTCTGAATCGACGATCTTTTTAGTTATCAATGTAATCAATAAGTTATGTGGATAAGCGAGGGTAAAGATGGAAAGTAATATCAAAGGGTTAGTTGCCGCCGGGCATGAGATGGCTTCGGAACTGAAAGCTGAATGTGGTGCCGTTGATATGCGTAGTGTGGCAAAGCTGCTCAGCGATTTGGCAACGCAACTGGAAGTGCAACTGGTGCGTGCTAATGCGCTGGTGGCGGAGAATGCGGCAATGCATGAAACTATTGAAGCCGTTCGCAGTGTTGCGGATAACTCCAGTGGAATTGCCGGATGGCATTTGAATGGCGATATCGCTACATGGGAAGAGATTCTTCCTGAAATTAACGATATCGAAACCCCAGCTACCGACGCTTTCCTGGCTGAAGTACGGGCTAAGGCGTTTAATGACCTTTGCGCGGTGTTCGTTAAGGACGCGACGGTTGTCGGGCTGGACGATGGCGACATCGTTACGGTGAAAGAAGCGACGGACGCCCTGCTGCATTGTGCGGAGCAGCTTCGCAAAGGAGGCAGCCAGTGAATAACCGCTTTTACATGATGTGCTTGCGTGAAACTGTGGGTAATAACGCTTCATTCCATTGCCATAACGGCAATGGTTACAGTTCTAATATCGATCGCGCTCATGTTTACACGCTGGAAGAAGCCCAAAAAGCCTGGAATTGTGGTCGAGATATCGATCAGCCTGTTTGCGCTGATAGCGTGAATGCAATGGCTGTGTGGCACGTTGATTGCCAGTACATCCCTACAGAAAACCTGATTGAGCCAGATTGCACTGCGTATGTGGCCTACAAAAAAGGTAGCTGGAACGGCAACGATGTTTACTGGCTTCAACACGGTGGATTGCCAACAGATGACTTCAGTAAAGCGACCATCTTTAGCGTCGCCAACAAAAACGAACCAGGAATAGTTTGGTTGCCATTTTCCATTGCTGATGCAGCAAAGCGCCGGACGTTCAATATCAATAACTTTAACCGCAGAACAATGGTTCAGGGCGCAGGTTTGGTCATGCCTGACTGGTTGAAAGAGCAGAACAGAAGAAAGAAGTCGCGAAGCGGGAAGGTGCGTTGGAATTGTCCGCATTGCGGAAAAATCTCCTGGCAGTACAGCCCATATGATTTTGAAGGCTGTAGTGATTACAACTGTGAAGGATGGCGAGAATGACAATTGACTATCAGGCACTGCGTGATGTGGCAGTGAAAGCCGGTAAAGATAAGTGGCAAGCTAAAAAAATAAACGGTGATTTTTTCGTTATTCGTCACGGTAGTTATACAAGACAGCATGGCTACACATCGTATCAACCCATTGCGGAGATTGATTGTAAGCCAGTCCGGGATTTTGTTGCCAAGGCTAATCCGGCTACCGTGCTGGAATTACTGGATGAACTGGAAGCAGCAAAAAAGCGCATAGCAGAACTGGAGGAGCGGGAAATACTGCTCCCGGAACGTAGCAGCATGCTTCATCGAACAGATTTTCACGATGATTACCAAACGGTAATGGCATACAAAGTTTCTGAAGTCATCGCTGCAATCCGCGCCACTGGCATTCGCATCAAAGGAGAGTGAGATGATTCACTACCACGGTGGGCCTATTACTCCTGATACGTGCGCAATGAGAGCATGGAAAGGGCGACATGCGTTTATCAGTTTTGCGCATTCAGGCCAGATCAATCTCGCGGCTGAATACTGTCAGTCGTTCGCGCTGGACAACGGTGCATTCACCGCCTGGAAAGCAGCTGGCAAAAACAAAATCGACTGGAGCGATTACTACGAGTTTGTCGCTCGCTGGAAGAATCACCCAGGATTCGATTTTGCCATTATCCCGGATGTTATTGATGGCGGAGAGGAGGAAAATGATGCGCTTCTGAATGAGTGGCCTCACGGAAAACTAGCTGGCGTTCCAGTGTGGCACATGAATGAAAGTGACGAGCGATTTATTCATTTGTGCAATGAGTTTCCGCGAGTGGCTATCGGTAGTTGTGGCGACTATGACGTAAAGCGCCCAACTCTTGCGGTAGCCAGAATGAAAGACCTGATTCGTCACATTGTTGATGAGCATGGTCAGCCGGTTACGAAACTACATGGATTGCGCATGTTAAATCCGCTGATATTCACAAAATTACCCTTAGCCAGCGCAGATAGTACGAACGTCGCTCGAAACATCGGTATTGATAAAGCCTGGTCTGGGGCTTATGCACCTGCAAGTAAAGAGACACGCGCAGCATTAATGGTAGAACGGATTGAGGCACACAATAGCCCTGGTTCTCTTGCGTATTGTGAACAACGCGACCGCTTTGAAATGCAATTGCAACTAGCAGTTTAAGGACTAACAAATGACCACTATTACCAAAGAACGTATTGAATTGTTCATTAAAAATCCGCTTGAAAACGGGCTTACCCGTGGTGAACAAATGGAACTTGCACGGATTACGCTGGCATCGCTGGAAGCAGAACCAGTTGCTTATATTTTCAAACATCCGGCCGGGAAATTATTCTGGGCTTTAACGGATGAAAGCAATAAAGAGCAACCGGACGTTATTCCTGTTTATGCTGCCGCGCCTGCGTCGGTTGTGCCGGATAATGCATCAGAGCCTCTTGCTTATGCTTACAAAGAGCTTACGCCTGAGATTATGCGCAACCAGGCTGCCGAATCCAATCGCGGTAATGAGTGGACCGGCAATCCTGATATTGATAACGCCATCATCATGCTCGACCGCATAGATACGCTGGAAAATTGCGATGATGACCGTATTGAGGCTGTTAAGGCTGTTTTGCGTAGACTGGCAGGCAACTCTCCGGTAACTCCGGATGGTTGGATAAGCTGTAGTGAGCGAATGCCCCCTCAAGATGATTGGATTTTAATTTATTCAAAGCACGGCGAGTATATGGCAGGACAGGTACAAGGGGAATACGTGGAGTTGAGCGACGGCACTTTATCGTGGTTAGGGAACGCCTTGTTCTGGATGCCTCTACCAGAACCGCCGCAGGAGGTTAATCGTGGCTAACCTGCAACTAGCCGTTAAAGGTGAATACTTCGATGCCATCATTCGCGGAGAGAAAACGGAAGAGTATCGCCTGTGTAATGACTACTGGAATAAGCGAATTATGTTCAGGGATTATGACCGACTGATTATCACAAAGGGATATCCGAAGCGCGACGACTCCAGTCGTAGAATTGACGTCCCGTATGACGGATATGAAATCAAGACAATCACACATCCCCACTTCGGCGATAAACCGGTAAAGGTATACGCGATAAAGGTAAATATTGATGGCTAAATCAGCAGCAGAGCGCAAAGCCGCTCAGAGAGCCAGACAAGCTGCATCTGGTGTGCGTAAGCTGGAAATTGTGCTTGATGCTCAGGAAATTGAAATGCTTGAGCGTAACTGTGCTGCGCGTCGCCCCGGGCGTGCGCCTTACGAATTTTGTGAGTATATAGCGTTACTGATCCGCCAGGATGATGCACGCGTGCGCGGGCGTATAAAATCGATCATTAGAAAACGTTGCGGTAAGTGCGGCGAGAGAGTTCCAGTTAATTCATGTCCGTGTAATGGTGACTCACAATGCTGGGTGACTAAAGGCTGGCATGAAACGAAATTAATAGTGTGACATGTCACGAGTAGATTATGCATGATGAATTTGATGGTTTTGAATACTGCCGCCAACTATGGCGGCTTTATTTTGCATGGTACTATTACCACAACGGTAACTATTACCACGGTGGTTATGATGCCTGCTGAACCTAAAACCTATAAACGCAAATCAACGCAATTTAAGCCACTAACAGCAATGCAGGAGGCTTATTGCCAGTCATACATCAAAACGCCTGAAAACCAGACTCAGGCAGCGATTAACGCAGGATTCTCCCCAAATACAGCGGCAGTTAAAGCCAGTGTCATGATGCGCGATGAACGCATTCAAAAACGGATTGCCGAGTTGATGGAGGAGCGCAACAAACGAATGCGCGTCAGTGCTGATTACGTTCTCATGCGCCTGGTGGAGATCGACCAGATGGACGTGATCGACATCCTCAACGACGATGGGAGCCTTAAGCCAATCCGCGAGTGGCCGAAAATCTGGCGCACTACGCTTAGTGGCTTTGATCTGTCATCGACCATCATGAACATGAACGAGGATTCGATAGAGACAATCCTCAAAAAAATTAAATGGCCTGACAAGGTGAAGAACCTCGAACTGATTGGTAAGCACGTCGACGTCAACGCGTTCAAAGAACGCCTGGATGTTAATGTGAATGTGACAATTGCTGATCGCATAGCGGCAGCCAGGAAGCGACTCAAAGAACGTCAGGATGGTAATCAGTGACAGATACAGCGTTATCTCCTGAAGAGCAGTTGATCGAGGATATTGCAGGGTTCACTCACGATCCGCTTGGCTATGCCCTCTATGCGTTCCCGTGGGGGGAAGAGGGGACTGAACTGGCACATGCCACCGGCCCACGTCAGTGGCAGGCTGATGCGTTCCGAGAGATACGTGATCACCTGCAGAATCCAGAGACGCGCTATCAGCCGCTTATGCTGGCACGCGCTTCTGGTCACGGTATTGGTAAATCCGCATTCATCTCAATGCTGATCAACTGGGGCATGTCCACTTGCGAGGATTGTAAGGTCGTGGTGACCGCCAACACCGACAACCAGCTACGAACGAAGACCTGGCCGGAAATTATCAAGTGGTCGAACCTTGCTATCACGAAAGACTGGTTTACCTGTACCGCTACCGCGATGTACAGCAATGATCCTGGGCACGACAAGCGGTGGCGAGCTGACGCAATCCCTTGGTCTGAGCACAACACTGAGGCATTCGCCGGACTACACAACGAGCGCAAACGCATCATCGTGGTATTCGATGAAGCGTCGAACATTGCGGATCTGGTGTGGGAAGTTGCCGAAGGTGCGCTAACGGACGAAGACACTGAGATTATCTGGGTGGCGTTCGGAAACCCGACGCGTAATACCGGGCGATTCCGTGAATGTTTCCGCAAATATAAACACCGCTGGAAAACTGCGCAGATTGACAGCCGGACGGTGGAAGGCACTAACAAACAGCAGTTGCAGAAATGGGTTGATGACTACGGGGAAGACAGCGACTTCGTTAAAATCCGTGTGCGCGGCATATTCCCTGATGCATCTGAATTGCAGTTTATCCCTACCGGTCTTACTGATGAGGCAATGAAACGGGTGGTAACCGCTGCGCAGGTGGCGCATGCTCCGGTGATAATCGGTGTTGACCCGGCATATTCAGGCGTTGATGACGCGGTGATATACCTGCGGCAGGGGCTACACAGTAAGGTGCTGTGGACTGGCAACAAGACTACCGACGATCTGATTATGGCGAAGCGTATCGCTGACTTTGAAGACCTGTATCAGGCTGACGCAGTGTTCATCGACTTTGGTTACGGTACCGGTCTGAAGTCAATCGGTGACGGTTGGGGGCGCACATGGCAACTTGTTCCGTTCGGTGGCGCGTCTACTGACCAGCAGATGCTCAACAAGCGTGGGGAGATGTTCAACTCATGCAAGACATGGCTGAGGCTGGGCGGGATGCTGGATGACCAGGAAACAGCGGACGATCTGTCGGCGGCAGAGTACAAAGTTCGAGTGGACGGTAAAATCGTTATCGAACCGAAGGAAGATATCAAGGAGCGGCTTGGGCGTTCGCCTGGTAAAGGCGATGCGCTACTGCTGACGTTTGCGTTCCCTGTGTCGAAGCGTCTGCGAATTCCCGGGCAGCAGAACCAGCAAGGCAAGGCCATCACAGATTACGATCCCTATGCTTAATCCGCTGGTGGGGATAATGTCGTTGATATCCTCTGATGAGGATAAAACAAAGCCAGCTCATCGGCTGGCTGTTTGTGACATGTCACGGTGTTATTGCTCGCTTAGCTTCTGCTTCAGCAAGTAACCTTCGAGCATCCAGATTTTGTTTACAGCATTCTGCCGGGCAATCTTCCGACCAATTTCTGCATCAAAGTTTTCCGGGCTTGCACAGGCGCTCTCTCCGGTGACGGTGAAGCCGTTGCGCAGCACCAGGACGCAGAACGTCAGCAGAGAAAGTGATTCGTGCGGCTGGTAGTTTACCTCTCCGCCAGTATGTTTCGCTTTTATGGCTTTGCCAAAGGCACCATCTTCTGCTGTGAAATATGCCTCCTGAGCAATAATTCCTTCGATATGGTCTGGCGTAACGCGCGGTGCCGTTTTGCCTTTCTCAACGATTTCTTTTTCGATTTGCTTGTCGTTCATAATCTCACCTTAAAAAAATGCCCGGCGAACCGGGCGAACTGGAAGCAATGAGTTATGCCTTCCGTGGCTGTACGGGTTTACAGCATGAAGTCATCGCAATGGCGTCCTGCTGTAAAAAGGGCGGTGATAGTCCTTCAAGGGAAACCATCACCGCCAAGCCCCTGGAACTTCTGGCATCACGGTCCTTAGGCGTGATTCTGGCGTGGCATGCAGGATTCGAACCTGCGACCAACCGCTTAGAAGGCGGTTGCTCTGTCCGACTGAGCTAATGCCACAACGCTGAGAGCACTTAGCCTGTTAAGGCGCCACACTTTGTCGCGGCTCCATAAATGCTCTCATCGTTGTACCCTCGTCTCTTCCGAGGCGTCACACCGAATCGCCGGGATGGTGAATCCCCGTGCGCGGAATAAAACCGCTCGACTTGCACATTCCGGCTACCTGGTTCGTTTGCCCGAGCAAGGGAGGGTGCCCCTTAAACGTATCCAGACCGCTATCGGCGCATGTGCCATACGCCGTACTGCTCAAAATAAAAGCTCACTCCACCTGTTTAATTTAACGACAAGCCAGTCAGGTTAGTAACCAGAATGAGCTCTTTAGTTACCTGAAAGGTAATAATTCACGCGTTAAATGTCAACCTTCTACGATAAATAAATCATATGTGGTTAAATTGATAATAATTTAATTGCGTACGGAGTCATTGATATGTGCATGGGTAGCTCACCATCAGTGCCTGCAACACCAGAAGTTCAGGCAGCACCACAGGAGCAGGATGCCGCCGTTGTTGATGCCCGCGACGAAGAAACACGTCGCCGTCGCGCTGCTGCTGGTCGTAGTTCTACGCTGCTTACCGGTTCTCAGGGCGACACATCAACCGCTAATACCAGCGGTAAAACGCTGCTTGGTCAGTAACCGGAGTCATTGAAATGGCGGAAACAACTAAAGAGCGATTGAACAAACAGTTCGCACAACTTGAAAGCGAGCGTCAGTCGTTCGAGCCGCACTGGCGCGAGTTGAGTGATTACATCAACCCGCGTGGTTCCCGCTTTCTGACTTCTGAGGTCAACCGTAACGATCGACGCAATACACGCATTATTGATTCGACCGGGACTATGGCGGCGCGCACTCTCGCCAGCGGCATGATGTCAGGCATCACAAGCCCTGCGCGTCCGTGGTTTCGCCTGGCTACGCCAGATCCTGAAATGATGGATTATGGTCCTGTTAAGTTGTGGCTCGAGGCGGTGCAGAACCGCATGAACGATATGTTCAATAAGTCGAATCTCTACCAGTCTCTTCCGCAGTTATACGGAAGCCTCTGCACATACAGCACTGGTGCAATGGCGGTGCTGGAGGATGACGAGGACATCATTCGCACAATGCCATTCCCGATAGGCAGTTACTACCTGGCTAACTCACCTCGTGGCAGTGTTGACACCTGTTTTCGCAAGTTCTCTATGACTGTTCGTCAGCTTGTTCAGGAGTTCGGGCTAAATAACGTCAGCGAATCCGTAAAAAGCATGTGGGAAAGCGGCACCTACGAGAAGTGGATCGAAGTGATGCATTCGGTTTACCCGAACATTGACCGCGATACATCGAAGCTGGATAGCAAGAACAAGCCATTCAAATCGGTTTATTACGAGGTTGGTGGCGATAACGACAAGTTGTTGCGTGAGTCCGGATTCGATGAGTTTCCAATTATGGCTCCGCGCTGGGAAGTTAATGGCGAAGATGTTTATGGATCATCATGCCCGGGTATGCTGGCGCTTGGACCTGTTAAGGCATTGCAGCTTCTCCAGAAGCGCAAGTCGCAGTTGATTGATAAAGCCACCAATCCGCCGATGGTTGCTCCGACTTCCCTCAAGAATCAGCGTGCCTCCCTTCTTCCTGGCGACATCACGTATATCGATCAGATTACTGGTCAGGATGGCTTCAGGCCTGCTTATCTGGTTAACCCAAGTACAGCAGATTTGGTGGCAGACATTCAGGACACTCGTCAAATCATTAACAGCGCCTACTTCGTCGATCTGTTCATGATGTTGCAGAACATCAATACCCGCTCAATGCCTGTTGAAGCGGTGATCGAAATGAAAGAAGAAAAGCTTCTGATGTTGGGGCCGGTTCTGGAGCGTCTGAACGACGAATGTCTTAATCCTCTCATTGACCGCGCTTTCTCGATGATGGTGCGTAAAAACATGCTGCCGCCACCGCCTGACGCGATGGAAGGCATGCCCCTGAAGGTCGAATACATTTCCGTCATGGCTCAGGCGCAGAAGTCTATCGGCCTGTCCAGTCTGGCGTCCACGGTTAACTTCATTGGTCAACTTGCGCAAGCGAAACCAGAAGCTCTCGACAAACTCAACGTTGATCAGGCGATCGATGCATTCGCTGATATGTCCGGAGTGTCTCCAACCGTCATTGTTCCGCAGGAACAGGTTGAGCAGGCTCGCCAGCAACGGGCACAGCAGCAACAGCAGCAACAAATGATGGCGATGGGGATGGCGGCGGCACAGGGTGCCAAGACGCTAAGCGAAGCTAAAACTTCGGATCCGAGTGTTTTGTCAGCTATGGCGAATGCAGTTAGTGGTCAGGGTGGGCAATCACAATGACAGATTACGAAGACGATCAACTGAAAGAAGAAAACGCCCGTAAGCAACGTGACATGGCACAGCGTGAAATTGATGACATTCGCTTTGTCATGAGCAGTGAACATGGGCGTCGCGTTGTCTGGTCGGTGCTGGAGAAAGGCCGTGTGTTTTCCGCTATCTCACCGATGGACGCTATGGCAATGGCATTTAATGAGGGGCAACGCAATCTGGCGCTGGAACTGTTTCAGCGCGTTATGGCGCATTGCCCTGAACAGTATTTGAAGATGGCCAAAGAGGCCAGTGAACAGGAGTGATCATGAATTTATTTGAGCGTTTGCTGTATAGCCGTCTTTGCAATGAGCAACCAGTCGATGGTGGAGCAGCTCCGGCTGCGTCAGAACCGTCAGCGCCTGCAGGTGATAACCCTGCTCCAGTTGGTGATCCATCACAACAGGAAGGTGATAAGCCACAACCTGTTGCTGATGGCGATAAACCTGCTGATGACAAAAAGCCTGAAAACGATAAGCAGGATGAAAAAAAGGACGGCGATAAACCAGAGGGTGCGCCTGAGAAGTACGAGTTTCAGGCTGCCGAAGGCGTAGAGCTGGATACAGAAGCGTTGAAGGAATTCGAGCCGGTGGCGCGAGAACTTAACCTGACCAACGAGCAAGCGCAAAAGCTGGTTGATGCTTATCCGAAGATTCTGGCAGGTGTTCAGCAGCGCCAGGCAGAAGCCTGGCAGAAAACAACCGAGCAGTGGGCTGCGGATGTAAAAGCTGACAAAGAAATCGGTGGCGACAAGTTGATTTCTAACCTTAGCGCCGCACAGCGTGCGCTTGACCAGTTCGGGACACCTGAACTCAAAGAATATCTGAACACCACCGGGCTGGGTAATCACCCTGATCTGGTCAAAACGTTCGTGAAAATCGGAAAGGCGATGTCTGAAGATGGCATGGTCACCGGTGGTAATGAAGGCCAGCGTAGTGCGGCCGAAGTGCTCTATGGCAAATAAGAGAGGAAATGACAATGTCTGTTAAAGGCTTAACTGCGCTAACGCTGGCTGACTGGGGTAAGCGCGTCGATCCAAACGGGAAAGTCGATAAGATTATCGAGCTTCTCGGTCAAACTAACCCGATCCTTCAGGATATGCCTTTTGTCGAAGGGAACCTTCCTACCGGACACCGAACCACCATTCGTTCTGGTTTACCTTCAGCTACCTGGCGTTTGCTGAACTATGGCGTACAGCCAAGCAAATCAACCACAGTGCAGGTAACCGATTCCGTGGGCATGCTGGAAACCTATGCTGAAGTCGATAAGTCACTGGCTGATCTGAACGGCAATACCGCCGAATTCCGCCTGTCTGAAGACCGCGCATTTATTGAAGCGATGAATCAGCAGATGGCGCAGACGCTGTTTTATGGTGATTCCAGCGTTAACCCTCAGCAGTTTATGGGACTGTCCTCCCGCTATTCCAGCCTGTCTGCGGGTAATGCTCAGAACATCATTGATGCTGGTGGCACGGGTACAGATAACACCTCAATCTGGTTAGTGGTGTGGGGCGAAAACACCGTGCATGGCATCTTCCCGAAAGGGCAGAAGGCTGGCATCCAGATGGAAGATAAAGGCCAGGTGACACTGGAAGATGCTAATGGCGGCAAGTACGAAGGCTATCGCACCCATTACAAATGGGACAACGGACTTGCTCTGCGTGACTGGCGTTATGTTGTTCGCATTGCAAACATCGATGTCAGCAATCTTTCAGAACCTTCCTCTGCCGCAAATATTGCGAAGTTGATGGTTAAAGCACTGCATCGCATTCCAAACCGTGGAATGGGTCGCCCGGTGTTCTACATGAACCGCACTGTAGGCCAGGCTCTTGATCTGCAATCTCTGGAGAAAACATCTCTGGCGATCAGCGTAAAAGAGACAGAAGGCGAGTGGTGGACTTCATTCCGTGGTGTACCAATCCGTGAAACTGATGCGCTTCTGGAAACAGAAGCCCGTGTGGTGTAACGCCTGTTATTAACCAGTGGGTCGTAACAGACCCACTAATGGAGAAAGAAGATGATCACCGACAAACTGTTGATGTTCTCCGAAGCACAGGCGGTAACTGATACCGCGGCTTCAACTGACGTAATCGATCTCGGTCCAATTGACGGAAACCGTCGCGATATCGGTGTAGGTTACCCGCTTGAGTTTTGGGTGCTGGTTAACGAAGCCGCCAAGGCAAGTGGTGAGGCAACTGTAAACATCCAGTTGCAGACGAGTGAGAATAACAGCTCATGGTCCACTATTTATGATAGTGGCGCACTGGCAAAGGCTACCCTGACAGCAGGTAAACGAGTTGTTTCTGCAAAGGTGCCTGCCGGTGTTCAGCGATATCTGCGTGTTAACTACTCCGTCGCAACTGGCCCACTAACGGCCGGCAAATTCACTGCGAGTATTAGTCTGGATGTTGATGCCAATACACCGTACCCGATCCGCTCAAAAGTAACTGGTTAAGGTGATTTCGATGTCAGGTGAGAAACCAAGATACCGCGTTCTGCGCCTCTCTCATATCCATAACACACTGTGGCCGGAGGGGGCAGAAATCGAATACGAAGGTGAGCCTGGTAGCGCACTGGAACCTGTTAACGATGCAGCCAGACAGGCAAAAGCAAAAGTTGCAGGAAAGGTGTCAATGGCAGCAACCAGCACCAAAATCATCAATGATGTGTCAGATGATGGTGAACTGGATAAGCTCCGTGAAGAGTACGAATTGCTCTTTAACGAGAAGCCACACCATAACGCCAAAGCCGAAACGCTCCGCGAGAAGATCGCAGATAAGCGTAAAGAACTTGGCGTGTAAGCCTCGCGGATCAGACAAGGGGCTTCGGCCCCTTTATTGCAGGAGTGTATATGGAACTCGTAAACCTCAAAACCGGCACTGACAGCTACCAGGATGAGAGCGGAGAAACCAGAACTCGCGATGAATACCCGTGGGGGCTGTGCATCACTCTTAATAACGACACATTGAATAAGCTGAAGGCGCAACCTCAGGGCGTCGGAACAGAAGTGATGATAACTGCAAAGGCTGTTATTCGAGGCCTGTCTGCCAGAGAAACTGACGATGGTGCTAATCGCAGCGCCGATCTGCAGATCACTGATATGGCGATCGCTCCTGTTTCCGGGGATGTAGAAAAATCAGCGGCTGAAACCCTGTACGGCAATGGGGGTGAGTAATGGCCTCTGTAGTAGAGATCTGCAATCGTGCGCTGTCCAATATTGGCAATAGCCGCAGCATTAACAGCCTGACGGAAGCCAGCAAGGAAGCGGGGGAATGTTCGCTGCACTTTGAGGCCTGCCGTGATGCTGTGCTTTCTGATTTTGACTGGAACTTTGCTACCAAACGCGTGGCGCTTGCAGATACGAGCAATCCACCGCCTGACTGGGAATATGCGTACCAGTACCCGTCCGATTGTCTGCGCATTACTGAAATTATGCTTCCTGGTGTACGCAATCCAACAGCAGCAATGCGCGTTCAGTACGAAGTTGGTGCAGACACCGACGGAACAGGAAAGTTGATCTACACAGACCAGCCGCAGGCATGGCTCAAGTATGTCTCTCGCGTTTCAGATGTGAACATGTTTGATGCCATTTTTATGGAGGCGTTGGCCTGGCGTCTTGCGGCAGCCATTAACATGGCGCTGACTGGGAATGCGGATCTCGGTACATTTGCTCTCAATATGTACAATCGCGTGATTCTTAGTGCTGGCTCGCATAGCCAGAATGAATCACAGGAACCACAGCCACCGGTTGACGAGTTTACCATTGCGAGGTTGTCCTGATGGCTATCAGTTGGATCCAGCCCAGCTTTGCCGGTGGTGAGATTGGACCGTCGTTGTACGGTCGTATCGACATGGCGAAGTACCAGGTGGCATTGCGCAAGTGCGATAACTTTATCGTGCGGCAGTATGGCGGCGTTGAGAATCGACCTGGTACGCGTTTTGTCGGTGCCGCCAAGTACCCAAATCGGAAATGCCGCCTGATCCCGTTCCAGTTCTCGACGGTTCAGACCTACGCTCTGGAGTTCGGACACCAGTACATGCGCGTTATCAAAGATGGTGCGTTGGTGCTGAACAGCAGCAATGTTATTTATGAAATTGCCACGCCATATACTGAAGCCGATCTGTTCCGAATTAAATTCACGCAAAGCGCCGACGTGCTTACGCTGGTTCATCCGGCATACCCGCCGAAAGAGCTGCGCCGCTATGCGCATGACAACTGGCAACTGGTTGATGTGGTAACGAAGAACGGGCCATTTGAAGATATCAATATTGATGAGTCAGTGACGGTTTATGCCAGCGCCAGCACCGGGACAATTACGTTAACGGCAAGCGCCTCTATTTTTGGCGCGGAGCAGGTAGGCAAATTGTTCTATCTGGAACAGCCTGCAGTGGATTCAGTACCGGTATGGGAAACCAGTAAGAGTACGTCGATTGGCGATATTCGCCGTGCAGACAGTAACTACTATCGCGCCGTTACAGCAGGCAAAACAGGTACTTTGCGCCCTTCGCATACAGAAGGCACATCATGGGATGGCTGGGGCGGATCCGGTGATGATGATACTGGCATTGAGTGGGAATATCTGCACAGTGGTTTTGGCATTGCCCGTATCACTGCTGCAAATGGCACTACTGCAACTGCTGAGGTGATTTCCTATATCCCTTCGCAGGTAGTTGGCGAGGATAATGCCAGCTATAAATGGGCTAAATATGCCTGGAACAGTGTTAATGGTTATCCTGGCACTGTTGTTTATTATCAACAACGTCTTTACTTCGCCGCATCGACCGCGTTCCCTCAGACTATCTGGGCCAGCCGTACCGGGGATTATAAGGATTTTGGCAAAAGCAATCCTACGCAGGATGACGACAGAATTATCTACACCTATGCCGGGCGTCAGGTTAATGAGATCCGCCACCTGATTGATGTTGGTTCGCTGGTGGCGCTGACTTCCGGAGGTGAGTACGTCATCACTGGCGACCAGAACAAAGTGTTAACCCCATCATCATTTGCATTCAGCTCTCAGGGATCAAATGGCTCAAGCAACGTCCCACCAATTGCTGTGGCGAATATTGCTCTGTTCGTCCAGGAGAAAGGCAGCGTTGTCCGTGATCTGGCCTACTCATTCGATGTTGACGGCTATCAGGGGAACGACCTGACCATCCTTGCCAATCATCTTTTTCAGAAGCACAGCATTGTTGACTGGTGCTTCTCGATTGTCCCTTACTCCAGTGCCTTCTGCATTCGTGATGACGGTAAATTACTGGTGATGACCTATTTGCGTGATCAGCAGGTTTTTGCATGGGCACCACAATCCAGTACCGGAAAATATGAAAGCACATGCAGTATCAGCGAAGGCAATGAAGATGCGGTGTATTTCGTCGTTAACCGAACCGTTAACGGGCAAACAGTGAGATACATCGAACGGCTGTCCAGCCGTTTATTTACCAGCGATGAAGACGCTTTCTTTGTTGATTCTGGCCTTAGCTATGATGGAAGAAATACGTCTGACAGAACGATGACAATCACTGGTGGTTCTGGCGAATGGGATTACCGCGCGGAATATACAATCAGTGTTTCTGGTGGTGCGTACTTCACCAGTAGTGATGTCGGTGCGCAACTACAGTTCCCTTATACCGGAACTGTTCCCGATACTGGCGATGAAGTGTCAAAAGAATTACGTTGCGACATTATTTCTGTAACCAGCAACACCGCTGTAGTGGTTCGTGCTAACAGGAACGTCCCGCCATCCCTCAGGAATGTGGCCACCACGAACTGGCAGATGGCGCGCCGGGCATTTGGCGGCTTGTCTCATCTTGAAGGTCAGACCGTAAACATCCTCTCTGATGCGAACGTGGAACCACAGAAAGTGGTTTCCGGAGGTGCCGTCACGCTGGAATCTCCGGGGGCTGTAGTGCACATCGGCCTGCCAATAACTGCTGAATTCGAAACACTGGATATCAACATTAACGGACAGGAAACGCTGCTGGACAAAAAACAGGTGATCCCGTCCGTTACTCTGGTTGTGAATGCCAGTCGCGGCATCTGGGCGACTACGCCCGGCGGTAAATGGTACGAATATCCACAGCGTGAATTCGAGTTCTACGATGATCCTGTTGATGATGCTACCGGAAAAGTAGAAGTGAAACTGGACAGTAACTGGGGCAAAAACGGGCGTGTAAAAATCCGTCAGCTTGACCCGTTGCCGCTGTCTGTTCTTGCCGTTATTCCTCGCCTTACTGTTGGGGGATTCTGATGATTGATGTTCAAATTATTCCCGCTACCGAAGAGCATCTTCAGATGATTTTGCCGGATGTTCGTCAGGCTGATATTGACGAACTGTATGCGGTATCGCTGATGACTACCGAAGATGCGCTGCGCGTTGGTCTTCGCACTGCGACTATGGCCTGGTCAGGGTTCGCGAACGGAGAACTGGTAACCATGTTTGGTGTATCTCCGGCGTCAATGATCGGTGGCAATGGTACGCCCTGGCTGGTAGGAACCAGCCGTATTGAAAAATATCAGAAGACATTTCTGCGCCACTGCCGCCCTGTATTGCGGCAGATGCTGGCAGTTTATCCGCGCCTGGAAAACTACGTCGACGAGCGAAACCATGTTGCCAAAGCATGGCTCCACTGGCTTGGATTCAGGCTTGAAGAAGCCGCGCCTTATGGTGCTCTTGGTCTTAATTTCCACAGATTTCACATGGAGAGAAAATAATGTGCGATCCGGTTATTGCTGGTGGCGCAATGCTCGCCATGAGTGGCATTCAGGCATACACCCAGTACCAACAGGGAAAGTATGCCTCGAAGGTTGCAGAAGCGAACGCAGATATAGCCACAGCTCAGGCAAATGATGCAATAAACAGGGGTAACGCTGAAGCTGAGCAACGGCGCAGAGAGACCCGACAGCGGCTTGGTACACAGGCAGCGACAATGGGGGCTACCGGCGCTGATTTATCTACAGGTAACGCGCTGGATATATTTGGCGACACTGCCCAGTTTGGCGCTCTTGATTCGCTGACGACGGTGAATAACGCGCAACGCGAGGCTTACGGTTATCAGGTTCAGGCTGCCAACTATAAAGCAGAAGCCAGTTCAGCCCGTAAACAGGGGAATGTGGGAGCAGCAACAACATTGCTCACTGCGCCTCTGAAGGCATACGGTGCGTACCAGATGTTTGGTGGGACGTGGAGTCCGTTTACTCAAAGCACCCCTGCGCCAATCGGGGCAGCAGCAGGAACCAGATTACCCGGAGGATTATAATGCCAGTCGTACCAACAGTATCCGGACGCCAGGTTGAGAGCCGTGGAGTTCAGTCAGCAGGCTTGCAGACGTTTTCTCAGCCAGGTATTGGTGATGCTTTTGTTCGGGCAGGGACAGAGGCAATTGATGTTTTGGGGCAGGCAAAACAGCGTGCCAATATCGCTCTGGCTCAGGAGGCATCTCTTAACCTCAGTCAGATAAGCAGTGATCTGCTGAATAACCCTGAAACAGGTTTGCTTAACCTGAAAGGGAAAAATGCTATTGGAAAAGGCCATGAGTATACGCAGCAGTTTGATGCTCAGGTCGAACAACTGGCTATGTCGCTGCCGGATGAACAGGCTCGTAATGCTTTCATGCAGCAGGCGCAGCAGCAGCGCATTCAGTTCACTACGCAGGCAGGGCGGCACGAGATAGGGCAGACAAATGCCTATGAAGATGAGCAATATCAGGCAACGAGAAAATTATGGATACAAAATGAAGCGGATGCCTGGAATGACCCGCAAACTGCCACTTTAGCCAGAAATTCCAGAATGGTAGCCATTGCCAGATATGGAGCTGCCAGGGGATGGTCACAAGAACGCATTCTGGAAGAAATAGAAAGTGATGATCGCCGTGCCACAGAAATGCGGGCGAAGAATTATGCCGCTGCCAATCCAGAAGGATGGCTAAATGGTCTGTTTCAGAAAAATGATTCTGGAGGCATGGACATGCGTGCCATACGCCTTGTTGAATCAGGTGATCGACATTTTAATCCTGATGGTAGTCTTCTTGAAGGACCGATAACATCTTCTGGAGAGAGAGCCCAGGGGAAATACCAGTTAATGCCGGGCACAGGGAAAGAACTGGCGGCCAAGCGTGGCGTTAAATACAACCCTACGGACGAACAACAGCATGAAATGCTCGCCAGTGACTATGTAAATCAACTGTATGGTAAGTACGGCTCCGAAATATTGACCGGAGCAGCATATAACTGGGGGATGGGTAACGTGGATAAACTGATCGCCAAAGTCGGTGATCCACGTAAAGGTGAAATATCAGAAGAAGAATTTATCCGAAATCTTCCATCAGAAACACAAGGGTGGCTTTCCCGATATAGAAAAAATAAAACTGGAATGGATCCGCTGACTATTTATCAAATAGATAACCTTGCTAATAGTCAGATAGAAAAGCAAAGGAAGTTAATATTAGAACAGCTTGAGCCAGCTATTAATAACACCATGGCCCAGCTATATAACGGTGAGGTTCCAGATTATATACCGGCTCAGGAGACTATCATCAGGGGGTATGGAAAAAATGCAGATAAAATAATCAATCAACTGGATATAGCGATTGATAACGCGAGAATATTCCAGGCAATTCAGTATTTACCTCCTTCTCAGCAGCAAGAAGAAATGCAGAAAGTGAAGCCTGAGGTTAACGATCCTCACTATGCGTTAAAACTCGATGCTTACGGAAAATTGTCTGCATTGCTTCAGCGATCAAATGAAGCAATTCAGGCGCAACGTGATTCACGCAGATTCAATGAGGCGCTGACAATAGGTGAAAAATTAGACCCAAGCAACAAATCAATGCAGAAAGCTGCTGATTACACAGAAATGGCGCAGAACTTTCGTATTAATGATGCCTCCACTCATGATGGGGTTGTTCGGCTTGTGGCTCAGACTGGCATCATGCCTTCGCAGGTCATCACGCAGCTTTCAGCAGTATCCAGATCCAGCAATCAGGAAGTGGTTAAAAATGCAGCGAATTTGTTTAGTCGGTTATATGAAACAGACAATGCATCTATTGGAAATATGCCGAAGGATATGCAGGGTTTTTATCTGACTGTTAAGCAACTAACAGATTCTGGCATGTCTGCTGATGCGGCTATCGAGCAGGCGCAGAACCTGACGTACAACCAGACCGATGCTCTTAAAGCTCAATTGGCATCAACGCAGAGTTCAAAAGAGTACAAAAATAATCGCAGCAAGGCGATGAATTCTGCTGTCAGCAATATGGCGCAGTGGTTCCGTTGGGATCCGTCTGCGGATGACCAGACGCCGGAAGCAGCTAGATTCCGTAATGACTATCAGACGCTGTATGACATTAACTACCGCGTTGCTGGTGGTAACGCTGACGTAGCGAAGCAAATGACCAACCAGCAGATAGCCCGCACCTGGAGTATCAGCGAGGTTAACGGAGAAGCGCAGTTTATGAAATATGCACCGGAGGCGCTTTATCAATATGGGCCGTCAGGCTGGCAGGCGGCGCAGTGGAAAGCTGAAAAAGAACGGCTGATGTACGGTGAGCGCAAAGAGATTATAACAACCAGTCCGACGTTGCTTGGGATCACGTCAGGTAATGCTCCTGTAGTTGAGACAAAAACCCCTGAGAGTCGTATTAATGGAGAATTATTCATAACCCCTGACGTGTTAACACCTCGTAATGGTGATTACGCCATTATGGTAAGAACTAAGGATGAAAATGGCATCGATCGGGTCCAGCCGTTTTATAACAAACATGGGCGTCCTATGCGTTGGGAACCATCACTAGAAGATTGGGAACCTTATAAGAAAATGCAGCAGGAACGGGAGCAGTACGAGCAGGAAGAAATTATGCGTGGACAGGCTATACGAAACTTCAAAGACAAGCATCGCGCTCTGGATGAGCAGTATCAGCGCCTGCATAACGAACGTATGGACAAATTTAAAGATTACTTTTCGTGGGGATCTAAATAATGCCAGTTTATGCACAAGCTGAAGATCTTAATAACGGACTGATCCCGTCAGGTAATGTTTTGCCGGAACAAACTGGGTTTGATGTTGCCCTTCCGGAAGGGGCTAATCCTGAGCCATTGCCACCGGAGCCTTCCGTATGGGGGGCTGCAATGCGACAGAACAATATTCTGGCTGGTTTTTTCCGACCAGCCAGACAGTTTGAACCGGTCGAAGGTTATAACCCATATGCTGATAAAAATGAGTTGCACGGTTATGAATACTGGGGGGCGAAATTTGCAGATTCCCGATCGCCAGAGGAAACGGCGTGGATTAAGCAGCAGATAGATGATGAAAATGAAGACAGACGTTTATTGTCTGATGCTGGCGTAGTTGGAACCCTTGCCAGTATTGCTGCGGGAATGGATCCGGTTACTGTTGCGTCAATGTTTATCCCCGGTGCTCAAGGAGGGGCACTGGCGCGTATTGGCTCACAGATTGCGATTGGTGCAGCCGGTACAGCATTAAGCGAGGTTGTGCTGAATAATCAGCAAATAACACGCTCATGGGGTGAAAGTACCGCTCACATTGCAGCGGGTGCGATGATGAGCGGCGTGTTTGCCAGTGCTGGTGTTGCGCTTTCGCCATCCGTCCGGGCTGCAGCCACGCGTGAGGTTGCTGATGCTCTTGATAATATGAGCATTACATCAGCGACTGACAGGGCTGCCGCTTCGCTTTCTGATGGTGGTAGTGTTGGTGCTATGAAAATTGATACAGCGACTCTGGATGATTTAACCCCTGTTTCCGGTGGGGTGGTTGGAAAGGCTGCATGGAAAGCAGGGAGCTATCTTACTCCTTTGACAAGGTTAATGGAGTCTCCGTCCAAGACAGTGCGAAAAACAACGCTGGAGTTAGCCGAAAATAATTTCACCCTTAAAGGAAATGAAAGGGGGATTGAAACACCGGTAGCTGTAGAAACCCGTACACGTGGATGGCAGCGTGAAGAAGCTGCTGTTGTTGTCGGAAATAAACAGGCATACGCAAAGTATAAAGCTGATGGTGGTGACATGAGTTTTGATTCATTTCGTCAGCAGGTTGGGAATGCTATGCGAAGCGGTGATGTGCATGCTAATCCTGTTGTTCAGGAAACGGCGCAGGCGATGCGAACTGTATTAAATCGGGTGAAGGTTGAAATGCAAAAGCTTGGTTTATTGCCGCCAGATGAAGAACTGAAAGCATTAGGCCAGGCAAGCTATTTCCCACGTATATATAAAGTTGGAAAAATAATCAGTGAACGCGATAAATTTCGACGTATTTTGGTTGACTGGTGGTCGAGAGGCAATAAAACACTGGATCCTGAGGATGCTGAAATTGCAGCGGATATCGTAATTAATAAAATTACTGGTGCTAAGGTTCCACAGGATTTTGTCAGCGTATTTTCTGTAAAAGCCGCAGGTAGTACGAAAGAAAGAACATTAAATGTGCCTGATAGTCTTATCAGGGATTATCTCGAAAGTGATGTGAATTACGTTCTACAACGTCATATCCGTGAAGCGGCAGCAGAAATTGAGTTGACGAGAACATTTGGCAAACGAACTATGACAGAGCGTCTGCAATTAATTGAGGACGAATATGACAGTCTGTTACGGGAAGTGCCTGAAAAAATAAAGGCGAAATATGACGAAAGTGTGGCAAATCTGAAAGCACGTTATGAGAGCAATGGTGAAGTTGTTCCTCAGGGTAAACTCGATTCATTAATGCGAAAGTACGAAAAGGAATTACGGAAAGAACAGTCCAGACTTTCAAAATCAAGAGCAAATGATCTCAGAGACATAACAGCATTACGCGATCGTCTTGTTGGTACATATGGTATGCCTGATGACCCGTCTTCGTTTTTTGTTCGTGCTGGCGCTTTTCTGCGGGATGTGAACTTCACGACCAAACTCGGTGGAATGACAGTATCAGCTATTCCAGATCTGGCCAGAGGGGTTATGGTTAATGGTTTCCGTAACTCCATGAAAGGCTATGCTTCTCAGATATCCCAATCACCGGCATTTAAGGCCAGCAAAGAAGAGATGTTGAAGATGGGGATTGGATTGGAAACTGTACTACATTCACGTTCTCGTGCAATTGGTGATCTTGTTGACAGTTCTTCCAGGACAACAGCAGTCGAAGCAGGAATGGAGCGAATTACTGATGCCTTCGGCAAGCTGACACTCATGGATCGATTTAATGACATAAACAAATCCATGAACGGAATGCTCACGTCAGACGGTATTTTGTCTGGTGCGTTTTCTGCACGTCGCATGGCAAAACTCGGTATCAACGACAATATGGCTGCGCGTATTCGCAGTGAGTTCGAGAAACATGGTGAGGTAATTGATGGATGGCACATTGGTAACTTTGATAAATGGGACGATCAGTACGTTGCCGGAGTATTCCAGTCAGCGGTTCTGAAAGACGTTAATAACACTATCATCACCCCCGGTATTGGTGACACACCTTTATGGGCGAGTACTCCAATGGGGCGAACGATATTTCAGTTTAAATCATTCACAACGGCTTCATACAACCGTGCGCTACTTGGTGGGTTACAGGAAGGAACTGCGCAATTTTATTATGGCACTGCATTTCAGATTGCTCTTGGCTCACTGGTCTATGCGCTTAAAGAAGCATCGAAAGGGAAAAATGTTGACTGGTCACCAGAGAAGCTGGTGCTTGAGGGTATAGATAGATCCGGTATTCTTGGGCCATTGATGGAATATAACAATATGGCTGAAAAGGCTACTGGTGGTGCTGTTGGGCTGGGGGCTTTATTTGGCACTGGCACACAGTCTAGGTATGCCAGTCGTGGATTCGTAGGATCTCTATTCGGACCGTCATTTGGTCTTGCGGATAGCATCATTGATGTGACCGCAGGAGTGTTTAATGGTGATGCCGGTGATCGTATTGTGCATAATGTCCGAACCCTGATACCCGGCAATAACCTGTTCTGGATTGCGCCACTAATAAACCAGGTGGATCCGGTGATGCGGTGAGTTAAACACCTTTAGCATGATTCAGGGGAAACCCCAATATTAAATATGAGTGTCTCCCCTGAATCAGCATAATAATGTAATATTATTGACTTACGTTGTTTTCTTGCTTCGTAGAATAAACGCTCTTGCGGCGATAATTTGTGAAAACTGCCGGATGCACAATATATGTTTTTTAACTTTTCGCGGGTTTCTTTTATTGTATCTTCTGATATGTATTTTAGGTATTTATCCGTATAGATGTTGCTACTATAAGAAATTAATGTTTTGCTGTTGTTGTGATGTATTGTATTTTTATCGTTGAAGTCTGTATTTTTATTTACTGTCATTAGGTTTTTAATGATTACATGTAATACAATAGTCTCCCCATCATCAATTCCATATTTGATGTCATAGTCAGTATATTTATTTGTTATACCGCTTCCTGATAGCGGCACTATGTACTCTGAGAAAAATGAGTTTGCCGCGTGACTATCAAGAGCAATAGCAGTTTGTTTGTGGTAAAAATAAAACAATATTGAGAGAGTCAAAATAATAGCGACGCCTAATGCAACCTTTAATATAGATATGGTTTTCAAAATATCGCTCCTTGTTGTAACATACATCAGTAATGTGGCGTTTTTCAATTGTATTAAAGACGTGTAATATGTACACGCCTTTTGTTCTTCCTATTCAGGTATTTCAATTCCAAAACCATCTGCATCCCATGAGTTTTCACAGATGATGTAACCTAGTTCATTGAGCTTATTAAATGTTTTTTCAAAGATGATCTGGTAATCATTATCTGCAAGTGATTCCAGTTCAAGGTCATTAAGGTTTATATAAAAACTTGTATGTCCAAGTGTTATTTTCTTATTAATTTCATTAAAGGTTCTTTTGAAAATAATATTTGATATTTCATGTCGTGCATTGTTTGCAATGATTTTTGCTTCATAAGCAGAAATTACGTCATCTTCATGAATATCTTTCAGAAAGCTGGTGTCAAGACGTTGTACTATTTCAGCGTTCATTGATCGCTTATTGGCTTTTGCAGAAATTTCTATTTTTTCTTTTACTTCGACGGGAAGTCTGATCCTTAGTTGTGGATCTTCTCTGCTCATGTTCTTCACCAAATATTGAGTTACTTGCAATGATTGAAGTATGCCTCACCGTGTGCTTGACATCAATGACGCACGGTGTGACAATTATTTTGCCCCACGGTGGGGCTAAGGAGATATGAAATGCAAAAAGCAAAAGAGATGTGTCAACGACGAGTTCGTTTTCCGGACGATGTGAAGTTAGCTATTGAAAGAAATGGCGAAAAAGAATGCCGAAAGTTCAATACAGAGATTATCTATCAGCTGAGGAAAGTGTATGGACTCACTGGTGAGAAGAATAGCGTGGCATAAAACAGCGAAGCCCCACGGTGGCCAGACCGTCAGGGCTTCAGTATCGTAAAACTACGTATAGGAATTAACGACATGACGAGTATAGCAACAGCAGTATCTACTATCAACGTGCCATTCCACGGCGCAGAGCTTTATGTTGTCAATCACAACGGCGAACCGTATACCCCAATGAAACCTATCGTTGAGGGAATGGGGCTAGACTGGAAATCTCAACATAAGAAGATTTCTCAACGCTTCTCGAAGGGTATGGTGGAAATCACCATACCTTCTGCCGGTGGGGTGCAAGCCATGATTTGTATGGCTTTACGAAAATTGGCAGCTTGGTTGAACAGCATCAGCCCTAACAAAGTCCGCCCTGAAATCCGCGACAAGGTAATCCAGTATCAGGAAGAGTGTGACGATGTGCTCTACGAGTACTGGACTAAAGGCCATGTGGTTAACCCACGCAAAGCTAAAAAGGCGTTGCCGGGTAAAATAACAACTGAACAGCAGGAAGCCATTAAACAACTCGTCATGAGTCGCGGTCAGTCTCTGCCAAAAGAAAAACAGGCTAAGGCGATGATCACCATGTGGTCGTCACTGAAATCTCATTTTGGCTGTTCGTACAAAGAAATTGGTGAAGATCAATTTGCCGAAGCGTTGTCTCTTGTTGCTCGGGTTCCGCTTGAAGGGGAGTATCTCCCTGCTGGATCTGCATCAGAGAATGATGAAGTGGCAGTCAAGATGTTAGATGCGCTTCGTGAGGCAATTAAAACACAGACAAAATGTTATGGTTATCCATTGAAGCCAGGCTACCGCAGTCTGATTCATTCGCCGTCGGGTGTTCTCGGCCTGACGGAGAACTCACTGCTGATGAAACTGCTGAACCAGTTACAGGAAGACGGGCACGATGTATCGGGCGCGGCGGCGGAGCTGACCACCATGTTCTGCTACATCGTCGGTGTGAGCAAATGCCTGCGTGATATCCAGACGCACGCGGAATACATCAACGACAAGGCAGGGTTCTTCTGACAGAACGGCGGCACAGGGACGTGCAAAACGAAACTAGCGTGACATGTCACAGGCCGCTCTTGCGGCCTTTAAATTTACCGGGTTTGTTTTCGTAATTGTTCGGCACAATAGTCGAGATGTGTTTGCAGATCCCGCATAGACATCTGTGAGCTGGTGACGTAGTTAATCAGTGCAGTCAGTTCGGCAAGTGGGCCATCGACATTAAATCCATCCTTATCGAGATCCCGGAGTAATTTCATCAAGTGCGATCCCTCCACCAGTGACCTGACGCCTCCCGGCGTGTGAATCCTTTCGGTAAATCCGTCTTCCAGTGGATAGTGATACTGCTGCATCTTAATCTTCTCCATGCAATAACTGTATATTTATACAGTAGCAAATAATTTGTTTGCTATCCAGCACGTTTTGCAAATTACCTGAAAGGTAATATCTATTCGTATTTACAGCCTTTCTATCCATATATGGTTTTTCAGGTAATAGAATAACCAGATATGCGGCGCAACGGGTGCTGCGACTATCTGGAGATTTAACATGACGGTCTCAACCGAAGTTGACCACAACGAATACACAGGCAATGGCGTTACGACTTCATTCCCTTATACCTTTAGGGTTTTCAAGGAATCTGATCTGGTAGTGCAGGTGGTTGACCTTGACGAAAATATCGCTGTGCTGGCTCTTGATACTGATTACACTGTCACTGGGGCTGGTGGATATAACGGCGGTAATGTAATTCTGTCGAAGGCGTTAGCTAACGGTTACCAGATTTCTATATCACGAGAGCTCCCGGTTACGCAGGAAACTGATTTGCGTAATCAGGGTAAGTTCTTTGCAGAAGTGCATGAGGATGCTTTTGATAAGCTAACGATGCTGATCCAGCAGGTTCGAAGTTGGTTTAGCTTGGCGCTGCGCAAGCCGTCATTCGTGGCAAATTATTATAACGCGCTGAACAACTATATTCGAAACCTGAAAGACCCGGTAAACCCGCAGGATGCATCCACAAAGAATTATGTGGACAGTACAGTTTTATCGAATATCGACCATACAATCCGTGTTCCTGATTCTTATATCGATCCGCTGCCACCTCTCGCTCAACTTGAAGGAAGCATAATCGGCATCGCCAACGGTAAGCCCGTTCCGTTCCCTGTGCCTTCAGGAACGGCGGCTGACGTATTCAACCAGTTGGCCAGCGGCGAGGACGGGAAAGGCGATGCTCTGATCTCGGTGAAGCAACCTTTCATTAGTTCATTTATTCGTACACAGCATGATAAAAACAGCGATTTTATTAGTGCAAAAGATTTTGGTGCTACAGGCGATGGAAAACTTCATCAGTTAAGCGAAGTGTTTTCAACATTGACAGCAGCACAAATGGTATATCCATTTGTGACATCGCTTACCCAGTCTTTTGACTACGCAGGAATACAGGCAGCTATTAACACTGGACGAAATGTGTTTATTCCAGGTGGAAATGCATATTTTGTTAATGACATTATTAAGATGAATACATCTGCAACTGTATACGGTGAGTGTAATAACATAATAAACAGATCAGGGACTTTTATTTCCGTAATTGGAAATAAAGCGTGCTTCCATTATGGAGAGTCTTTTGCTTCAGGAAATATTGAGAATTTATATATTTTCTATGATCAGAATGGAATTGACTATCCAACAGATGCTGCCACAAACGACGGTAAAATTGGCATTCTTATAAATGGTGGTGAGACATCGCCGGGTTTGATAAGGATTAAAAACGTCGATATAGATGGGGCATGGTGGGGAGTATATGACGACTCTGGAAATTATATGTCTAGGCTTGAGCATGTATGGGTGCGTCGCAGTCGCGGTGGTTTCTACAAAAACACCGGCACGACGATCCATTATGAGTCCTGCTATGTAATGGGGGGTGTATGCGCGTGGTATTTAACAAACCTCCTTTCAGGGCAGATGACGAACTGCGCAGCAGATAAGATGACAGTAAACTCCAACGCGTCTATCGGTCAGTCTGCTATTTACCTTTCGAATTGTCACGGATTTCTTATCTCCGGTTTTGATGGTGAGGCGAACGTTATAAACAACAACTCAGCACTTGAGGTGGCGTTTATGACATTCGATAATTCAACCGTTTCGATAGTCGGGGCAGTTGGTTCTGGCAACAAGTTGAAAACATCTTTCGGTGGTTCTAATGGTATCGTTGATTTTTACCGCGCGATGAATGGATCTCGCGTGAAGATGCTGAACTGCAAAGATAGCTTCGATGGTACGCCGATCGCTTTTGAAGGAATGGCCGGCTATCCATCATTCATCCACGCAGATGTAACCTCGCAGGTTGATGCAGATAACTGCCGGTTCCAGGCTCCGGCCGGAGGAACTCCAACCATCTCTACTGTGAGCACCGGCAACGTTAACTACACGAACTGCATCACGTCAGGCGTTATTGCTGGTGGGTATGTAGAAAATAAAAATGCCAATGGGCTTCAGGTGCCCACGGTCTATACCGACAAGGGTACTAAATCGGTCAACGCTAACGTAGCGTCCGTGCTATTTACTTTGCCAAACTCTGAGGGAGTTTATGATGTTAACGTGTGGGTTTCTGGCGGAGGTGCAAACTACGCGATTTCATTCCTGGTAATTTATGATGGTACGACAGCAATGATCCAGACGCTGAAGACTGCGGCGTTCCTCACAGCAAGCGCATCAGAAAGGAATATATCTATTACCAGCAGCGGTACGACCACTGTTACATGGTCGTACATTAAGAAGTCTTAATTTAGGCATGTGCGCCGCGAGGCGCACTCCTTATCGAAATGGGTTTGCGTAGTTTTTCAAATACTCTTCCCCGATTTTTTTTGCTCCAACAGCATTCAGGTGTGAACCATCAGTTCTGAAAATGATCTTTCCATCCACGATGGCATCACATTCCCCTTTGTGGCAAAGTACATCGTTAGGATCGATTAGCGTTATCTGAGGGAACTCCTGCTTTAACTTGTATTCTATCCGATCATCTTTCTTTACGCCGTATTCATATTTTTCAGTTGTTACATCCCCATGCCGCAGCTTAATTTGGCGCAGTTTGTTTATCGCAGCAGGGCCAATAGACTGGTAAGGTCTTGCAATGATGTAAACTTTCACGCCATTGGACAGCAGATATTTTATTGCTTCAGATTGCAACTGGTAAGCATTCTCCGATACGTCACCGTTTTTATCGAAGATACGGAAGTAATTATTTTGTGGCCCGTACTGATCCCAAAAAACGGAAATTATCGCGAACTTTTGTTTTGCTGCATACTCCAGCCTGTTTTTTGTATATGTCATTATCAGGTTAGCATCTATGTCAGATATCTTATTCCTGATATCCTGCACATAAATTCCTGATATTACAGGTGTTGAGCTATATGTAGTATCTGTTATTGATATTCCAGCATCTTTCGCAAGTTCATCAATAAAGTAAGCATATGCATTACCAAAGGAGTCACCAAGAAGCACGCCATCTACTTCGCCTTTATTAACGCCAAGATGACAGTCATTTACATTACCGATAAATAATTTATCAATACACTGTGGGCGCATAATATTTGTCGCATTTCTCTCTTCTAATTCAGATACTAACTCTGAACTTTTGGCGCGAAAACCATCATTTTTTAAAATGTACGCTGCATAGGCAGCGGATACTATTAATGGTATCAGGTAGATGGTTATAAATGCAGTCCTGAAATATTGCAGCGAATCCTTCCTAAATGGCTTTTCAACGAAGTGATAGCTTATGCTTGCCATGATGAATGCGATAAGTATGAGCGCCGTCGCATTTAAGGCCGTAAGATCGATCCCCCTATATTCAGCAAGAATCAGTACAGGCCAGTGCCATAAATAAAGAGAGTAGGAAATTCTTCCTACATAAACAACTGGAGTTAAAGACAGCACTTTAGAAATGAAGTTTTTGGATGAGTCACCTGCAGCAATAAGCATTACAGCGCCTAAACATGTAGGCAAAACAGTGAACCCAGGAAATGGCGTGTTAGAATTTATAAATAATGAACTCAACACAATCAGCATTACGCCGACCAGTGAAATTACAGAACCGTGGCGCAGATGTTTTGTTATTGAATCTTTATAGATAGCAAGTAGGGCACCTGAGAGCAACTCAAAGAACCTAAAAGGCAGTAGGAGATACGCTGCTGTTTTATAATTAACCGCTCCATACTGTGAAATACCAAGGAATACAATAAATAGTAATGAGGATATTATTATTGCTTTTTTTGTCCCTGAGTTCCGAGCGAGCATGAAAACGATGAAAGGCCATACAATGTAGAACTGCTCTTCAACGGAAAGCGACCATGTGTGTAAAAGCGGTTCATAAGAGGTTGAGTTAAAGTAACCTGTGCTACTAAAAAAATAGAAATTGCTTATGCCAAGAAGAGCGTATACCGCACTTTTAGAGAATGATATAAGTTCATCTGGCATCAAATATAATTTGCAGTAAACAAATAAAAATAAAAGAAGAAAAGCAAAAGCTGGGAGCAATCTCTTTATTCGACGTTTGTAAAAATTAAGGAATGAAAAAATATTTCTTTTAGTCTCTTTATATATGATGTTGGTAATGAGATATCCTGATATGACGAAAAAAACATCTACACCAATAAAACCACCATGAATAGGAAAGTTTGCGTGGTACAGCACGACCAGCAAAACCGCAATAGCTCGCAGCCCATCAATATCTGTTCTGTATTTTAAATAAGACATAATTGCTATCGTTTTGAATAGGATAACCCAATGATATCACCTATAGGGTAATTTCGTGAAGAGTTATCCGTTTAAATGTGATTCATATATGGTTTAATATGTGTGTTATTTCACTAACTAAGTGGGGCTTCATGCACATTAAACGGTGGTCTTTATGTCAGTTCAGCTAACCAGCGAATCTTTAAATCAATGGCTTAGTATGAGTTCTCTTGCTGCGGTTATAGCAGGAGTTCCTCCTGAGGTTGCTTTAGGGTCTTTGGCTGGTGCGGTAATTTTTGTTACCTCTGCGGTAGAGTACCCAATTCATCGTCGCGTACTCTTATCGATGCTTAGCTTTCTCTGCGGACTTCTTTTCTACAAACCAGCAGCATCAATTCTTATCGGCATAGCCAGCCTGATCCCTACCATCACGCAGGACTCTTTTGAAAAAGGGATTGTTTTCTCTGCTGGCGCATTCGTGTCAGCAATTGTCGCTGTGCGTATTGGTATATGGCTCTACCACCGTTCAGACAATCCACGCGATTTAATTCCGGGGAGAAAAGACGATGGTAACGCATGAGTTTTTTTTGCTTATCACCAATGCAGTTATTTGTACTGGCATAGCAATTCGCGTTGTCACATTCCGGCGTAACGGCTCTCAACATCGAAGATGGGGAGGGTGGCTTGCTTATTTCCTTATTGTTGCTGCTGCCAGTATTCCTGTTCGTGTCGTCTATGCAATCTGGTTACGCACGCCAATGGCTGTGGATTTATCTGAGGTCATTATCAACGCTGTCATGCTTGCCGCGGTTATTAAAACACGCGGTAACGTTGTTCAGATTTTCAAAATATCGAGGTCTAAACATGGAGATTAAACAATTCCAGCGAGCTGCTGGTATTAGCGAGGCGCTGGCCGCACGCTGGTTCTCGCATATAACTTCTGCGATGAAAGAGTTTGGTATCAGCAAACCAGAAGATCAGGCAATGTTTATTGCTCAGGTTGGGCATGAGTCTGGAGGCTTCATCCGGTTGCAGGAAAATTTCAACTACAGCGTCACCGGACTGGCTAACTTCGTTCGTGCCGGTCGTCTCACTCAGGGACAAGCCAACGCACTGGGTCGCCGTGCTGGTGAACCGCCATTACCACTCGAGCGCCAGCGTGCGATCGCAAATCTGGTGTACAGCAAACGCATGGGTAACAATGCCCATGGTGACGGCTGGAACTACCGTGGGCGCGGACTTATCCAGATTACCGGTTTGAATAACTATCGTGACTGTGGAAACGGTCTTAAGGTTGACCTGCTGGAGAGTCCTGAACTGCTGGCGCAGGACGAATACGCGGCTCGTAGCGCGGCGTGGTTCTTCTCCAGCAAAGGCTGCATGAAGTATACCGGAGATATTGCACGTGTAACTCTGCTTATCAATGGTGGTCGGAACGGCATTGATGACCGGCGCGCGCGATACATCACTGCCAGTAAGGTGCTGGCGGTATGATCTGGGCATTCGCAAAAGCATACTGGAAACAGTTGGTTATCATGGCGATGCTTGCTGTTCTGGTCATATCAGGAGTTGTCGCCTGGAATGCACACGGCAGTCGTCAGTACGACGCCGGGTATGCGCAGGCGAAAGAAGACCGCAAAACCGAAGATGAGAGAGTTCGTCAGCACTACGAACAGGAGAAATCGATCAATGAACGTGAAGCGCAGCAGAGGATCGACCAGGCGCGCAATGATGCTCTTGATGCTGCCGCTCGCGCTGGCCGGTTGCAGCAACAGCTCGTTGCCATCCGTGAGCAGCTCAGGCAGTATAACGCCATTATCGGCGCTGGGACGTCAGCCGCAGACACCGGAGTTTTGCTTGCCAACGTGCTCAGCAAATCTCTCGAGAGAAACAGACAACTGGCAGAGTATGCTGACCGGGCAGCCGAAGCCGGAAGAGTCTGTGAAAAACAGTACGACACCCTGACCAGATAGCATGGCATTTTTCATGGTACTGATTTCCGGTGACGGTATATAAAACGGTACGGTGAAAATCAGGTTGCAGAAAGTTGTTATCAGTCAATTGGTTATTCATGTCGTAAATAATTGAGTGGGAATGATTTGACCCTGCACTATGAATGAACAAAACCCTCTGTTACTACAGAGGGTTTTTTATCTTCAAGAATTATAGGATTGAAGTTACTAACATCGATTAATTAAACCAGCTGTCCGATTTGTTCTCTTCTGCTTTGCCCACGCTTTTCATCAGATCGCGACCGCCTTCAGTCATATTTCTGTTGGCGTCAGCTTCAGATTGCACCACATCGGTTTGCGCAGCTTTGTGCTTCAGTTCCTGATCGATAAATTCGTTTTCTCGCTTAACGCGGGCTTCTTCTTTCGCCAGCGCCAGTTTTTGTTTCTGAATCTCTAAGCTGCGTAGCTCATCTTCATAACTTTGATCGCGTTTTTTGTCCGCAGAGGCTTCGGCGTCCAGTTTATCCTGACGAGCTTTCTTATTTGCCGCTGCCGTTGCCGCTCTTTTGTTAGCGGCGGCCTGGGCATTTGCGCGACGTTGCTTCTCTTGCTGGATTTCCCTGTTGCGCTCCGCGACCCATTCGTCATGCTGCCTTTGCTCTTCATTTTTACCTTGCTGTTCCGCTTCTGCGACAGCAGAGAGTTGATCCTGCAATGATGAGGCGATAGCCGGATAGCTTAAGGAGGCTAAGATGGCGCAAAGAAAAACTTTCTTCATGACTCCTCCTGATTATTAGCTCTTTTCAGGACATTTGGTATTTGGCTGAATACGCGTTTCGTTATACGTCGTGGTAATAACAACGGCTAAACCTGTCGTAAACTGGCACTCTTTACCCACCTGGGTAGAGGTATACACTTTGGTGCCTTCCTTATAGGTTAAAGAAACACCTTCCACTAAGGTTTTATCATTCACCATAGAACCCGCTGCCGCGCCTACAGCTCCGCCGCCAACTGCACCTGCCGTCGTTCCGGAATTGCTGCCAGACCCGACGTTGTGGCCGATAACACCGCCAGCGACTGCGCCAATAAGCGCGCCGAAGGCTTGTGCGTTCCGTTTATTTTGGGAGTTGTCTACGGCAACTTTTGCGGGAAGAATGGAAATAATATTAACGGTTTTAGTTTCTTGTTTGGTATTCAGTTGATCGGTTTGATAAACATCGGCAGCATGATCGTCAGCATTTGACTGGCATCCTGCCAGAGTGAATGACGCTAACATTGCCACAGGCAGAAGACATTTTTTAAATTTCAT